AATACTAGCTGCTGCCAATCTTCAAAGAATAGCTCATTACCCTCGTTAATAAAAAGCAAGTCCCTCTTACGCCCTCTAATCTTCTGAGGCTGGTCTAAGGATATAAACTCTACTAGGTTGCCAAATAGATAATACTCAGAATTAGACTTGTTGTGATGCCTCTCACTGTATAGCTTGTTCGCTTGCAGTATAGACATAAAATCACGCAACACCGTAGCCCGTAGACTAGGAAATGATTTGCGGCATATGGTTATGACCTTATCGTGATTCCTTGTGCAGTATTCAAATATAATCCACAAGATGATATTATAGGTTTTGCCCGACCTTGTACCCCCTTGTTCAATTACAATCTTTTTGTCACTATTGACTAGATGCTGGTATACAACATTAGTCTTTATTTTTAATTGAGTCAATGATTTCTATTTGGAAGTTAGTAGGCATTCCTTCAGCTCCTGTTATTTCTTGACGTTCAATGTAACCCCTGTTCTTGCCCTTAGTCTTGAGGTAGAATATTGTTGCGCTGGTATTGCCGTCTAGTATCTGCTTATGCAGTTGACTCTCTGCAAAATCTAAAGCAATATTTGATATGTCTTCTACCTTCTCTTTAAAGACCTCATCGTCCTTACAATACTTGTAAAAGGTTTCACGGCTACAACCTGCATTCTTGCAAGCTGTGGTGACTACGCCTAATGATTTCTCTAAGGCTGTTATTAGAGTCTCTTTTAATATGTCAGATTTTGTCATAATGTTTACTTAGGTTTCCACGCTTTGCTAAATTCTGCTTCTTTGAATACATCGCTCTTTGGTACACCTGACCTGAACAATAACCTGACCACCTCTTCTTTTTCCATACCTAGTCGCTTTACTATGTCCTCACCTGACACACCTTCTTCAACCATACTTGTTATGATATCACTCATAGCTAGAACCCCGTGTGTACCCCTTGCTCTATTGTGGCGTATAGTGGCCATCTTTTGCTGTGATGCATCTTTTGTCTCCACCATAACGGTTGGTATTTTCCCGTCTGTTAGAGCGTATATTTCTTTATGCCCTGAAACTGTCCACCTGTGAAACCCGTCAACAATTGTATAATCAGGATTAACTACTATGGGCTGTGTCCAACCGTCCTCTAATATAGATATCTTCAAGAGCTTTAATTCAGGTGGAGCTACCTTGTTAGGGTTGTAATTGTTTGGCTTTAGTTTTTCTCTATCTAACCAAGTGATTTTGTCTAGTGGCTGTTTCATTTATTTTTAAATCTTTTGTTTTTATATTCTTCGCTGCCATATATCCTGACGGCTTCGTCAAAGGAGTTTATGCCTAGTTTCTTTTGAGCTGTTATAGCATTACCTTCAAGGGCTGGTCCTGTTCGTCCTTTAAAATCACCTTTGATTGATATCTTACATATAAAAGACCAAGATGTTCCTGTTAATGGATGTACCTCTTCGTCAGGTAGCTCGTCATTGGTTTTATCATAGTGACGTTTTATCAAAGAGTTTAAATTCTTTTTGATTTTATTTACGTCTACTGTGTCATAGCTTTCAAGTATAACGGCTGACCATTCTCTATAAGTTAGGTTGTCAGGCTTGACCTTTTTACCTACTCCATAAAGTTCTGTATTGGCATATCTCCAAGCAGTTGCAACCCCTTTAACTCTACCTAACATTTTAACCCACATCTCAGGGAAACATTCAGCATATATCCATAACCCACGAAGCGGCTCTTCCCCGAAAGGAGGGCATACCCTTTGACCTAGAAACTTGTTGTAAAGTTTAGTTTGATTAAAGATGTCATATGTCTTGTTATAATCCCATTTGAATTTATGTACAGCTAGCCAAACGTCTTCACTTGACCAGTCATAAATAGGGTGGCAATGAGCAACGTGACTTTCCCTTGCTATGTAGTTATCGTTTTTCTTAGTAGACACCGCCTTGAGCCTTCTAAAACTCTCCTGAGTCCTTACACCTGTGAGTATAGCTGTTAGGCCGTCAGCTTTTTCAGGTAATAAAGAACTAAACTCTTGAAAGCTCATTCCTTTGGTGAACTTTGGGTGGCTGGTTATGCAGTTGTCAGGCATCTCTCTAACCCATACATCTTCCTTTTCTTTATCCCAGCAATACCAAAACGGCTCTTCATTTGAGCAGGCGTTTCTGTGCTTGAATTCAAGACAATACCAGTTGAATTTTATCAAAGGATTAACACATACCCTATGAGCGTATTCAATTGTCGGTGGATGTATAGCTTCTTCATCAAAAAAGTTAACAGTCAATTCCCTGTTTTTTTCCTTTGAAACAATTAGGGCTAGATTTAATACAGCCGTGCTATCCTTTCCTGCTGAAAAATTGACTACTATATTATCAAAGGTATCATACAAGTACCTTATGCGGTCTAAGGCCTCTTCATACACGTTGGCCTCAATGTATTCTTTTTGTCTAGCTCTTGCCATTACAGTTCTAAGTATTTTTTAACGTATGGATTATACTCCTTCATTGCTTCCATATATTCAGGAGCGTGTTTATTTATGACTTCATACACTTCAATCATATTATGAGTATTGTTCCATTTTTTTTGTGCTAATGATACCCAAGTAAGTAGATGATTATATCCATCGTCATAACAACTAGGATAAGGTAAATCATATTTCTTAATATATGACCACACATCACTTAACGTCCAATTCCATATAGGGTGAACCTGTAATGGCTTAAAATTCTTCTTGTAGTATATTGGTTTAGGTACATTATTTTCTTGCTGTCGTCTGCCAAATATCATCATAGTTGAATCTGTTTTTTTAGCATATGCAGGTATTGACTTCCAATGTCTTACAGAATCCAAATTAGAGGGTTTCCATTTTTTTGGTGGTATTTGGTTTTTCCAATGTTTAACAAATTTCTCAGGTGTTAACAAACAACTATAATTAACATCAAGTCCTAAGATGTTTTCTATTGAATATATTTCTTTTTTTAAATATGGTGGAACTAAGCTCTCTTCATTAAACCCGTTTTTAATACCTAGTAAATTACTGGCCATATGGGAAACTACTATGCTATCTTTTCCACCACTAAACAAAACAAACTTAAAACCGTCTTGAGCTATTGAATCCGCCTCCATTAATATTTTATGAGCTGATTCTATTTTATCCTCAATCATATTATTTAGTTCTAATATCCTCTAATTTATTGGCAGGAACACCGTCTACAATTGTCCTGTTAATCATTGGGTGATTTACATCGGTTGCACCAAAATCTGAATCAGGGTGAAAAGCAATAACGTCCATACCTGTTTCTTCAGGTGTTCTGAAACTGTGTGTTCCATCAGGATACCATTTGCCATCAAGACCTTTATTATGGTCTATTCCATTCCATTGCTTTATAACGAATATCATACCCTCTGTTAAAGGCAAATCACCAAAAGGTGTTAGACATTCACCGTTACCTTTTGCTACTATTCCAATACGAGCTGATGGGTGAGTGTGTGGTGTTTGGTTTATATTGCTAGGGAAGTGTAAGTGATTAAAACAAGGGTCACCTAATTTTACTGGTGGTATCAATAGTGAATCTGTGCAGCCATCTATGTATTTTAAACGTCCTTCTGATTCTATTTTACCCCCTACTAAATTCATTGCTTTGTATTTAGTTTCAGGATATATGCCTTTGGTATGGTGTACCTCAATGACAACTATTTTAGAGTTATCCATTGAAAATGCTTTTAGGCTTGAGCTTGAGAAATACATCCCATTGCTTATTCTCATTTGACTATCATCTTCTTGAATGATTTCACCTGCACCTTTATAACAATACCCGTAATAAGAACAATCAAGTTGAGGCTTTACACCAACTCCATTAATGACATTAAAGTATTTTATCGGATACGTTTTGTGATTGCTGTCATCAAAAATTAATCCTGCTTTGTCATTTTCAAAACTGATAAAGGCTTTATTTTCTTTCATCTTATTTGTATTTATTAGCTAACACCACAAGAGCGTGAGCAGTTGTTTTTAAATTTAAGGTGCTTTTTAGCTTGTTTAACACCTCTAAAACAAAAACCTTATCCTCGTGTACCATAACTAATTCAAAGTTACTGTAATTGTCGTCACTAGCTTTAGGTTTTGATTCCTGTTCTTCATCTTCGTCAACGGCAAACATTTCATCTTCCTGTGCTCCTTGCCATACGTCCATTCCCCAGTCCTTTAATTCTCTAGTGTCCCAAGCATTAGCGAGTATGTCCCAATCCCATTCACCAAAGCCTACATTGTCTTTAATGACAAATTGCTGCACCTGTTCTTTTGTAAGGTTTTCAGCTTTAATTATGTATATCTCTTTTAACCCAAGT